CATCCTTCGTGACATTGCTAGCGAACACCCAGAGGTTCGTGACAAGATTATGCGTAGGCTCTCAGATGTTTCTAGAGACCAGGAAGTAATTACCGTGGTGGTAAACGAAAATGTTTGATGATTTCTTAGATGCGTTAAAGTCCGATAACTTCGAAGAGTATCCAGTGGATGCTAAAACTTTCGTTGAGGGCGAAGCGTATCTAGGACAGCCACCACTATCAGACGTTCAGTATGACGTGGTAGAAGCCATGAGCCAAATTTATAAGATGGAAGACCTCATCGATATTCTCGGTGAAGAAAAGGGAAGACAGCATTACAAGAAATACACGAAGAACGAAATTATTCTACAGCTTGGTAAGGGTAGCGGTAAGGACTTTACTTCTACTGTTGCTTGTTCATATATTGTTTACAAACTTCTCTGCCTGAAAGATCCTGCTCGATACTTCGGCAAGCCAGCAGGTGACGCTATTGATATTATCAACGTTGCTATTAACGCACAACAGGCTAAGAACGTTTTCTTTAAGGGCTTTAAGTCTAAGATTGAACGCTCACCCTGGTTCGCTGGTAAGTTCTATGCCAAGGCAGAAAGCATCGAGTTTGATAAGTCTATTACTGTTTATTCTGGTCACTCCGAGCGTGAGAGCCATGAGGGTCTTAACCTTATCCTAGCTGTTCTGGATGAGATCTCTGGTTTCGCACAGGAGATCGGAGGCGGTAACGAACAGGGTAAGACAGCAGACAACATCTACAAAGCCTTCCGTGCCTCCGTAGACTCTCGTTATCCAGACCTGGGCAAGGTCGCCCTACTATCCTTCCCTCGTTACCCAGGAGACTTTATCTCCCAGAGATACGATGCGGTCATTGCTGAGAAAGAGATTGTTCATAAGACTCATAAGTTTATTATGAATGAAGATCTTCCAGCAGATGCCGAGGGAAACACTCTAGAAATTGAGTGGGATGAGGACACAATCCTTTCCTACAAGTATCCAGGTGTGTTCGCTCTTAAGCGTCCTACGTGGGTAGTTAACCCAACAAGAAGCATCGAAGACTTCAAGATATCATTCTTTACAGATCTAGCAGATGCCATGCAGCGTTTTGCCTGTGTGCCATCATTCTCCTCAGATGCCTTCTTTAAGCAGCAGGAAAAGGTTAGAGCCTGTATGACCATACCAAACCCAATTGACTCTAGCAAGCGTGTGATGGAGTCCTTCCAGCCTGACCCAGACAAGAAATACTTTGTCCATGCTGACCTTGCACAGAAGCATGACAAGTGTGCTGTTGCAATTGCTCACGTAGAAAAGTGGGTAAACGTTCAAATCGGTAAGGACTACCAGCAAGTAATGCCTATCGTAGTGGTAGATGCAGTAGTATACTGGGAGCCAAAGATCGAGGGTCCTGTTAACCTTTCAGAGGTGAAGCAGTGGATTCAGAACCTACGCAGACTAGGCTTTGACTTGGGTATGGTTAGCTTTGACCGTTGGAACTCATTCGATATCCAGAACGAATTGAAGCAAGTTGGCATTAGAACTGAAACTGTATCGGTCGCTAAGAAGCACTATGAGGATATGGCTATGCTTGTATATGAAGAGCGTCTAATTATGCCATCAATCGAACTATTGTTCGAAGAGCTTACAGAGCTAAAGATTGTAAAGCAAAACCGTGTAGACCACCCTAGAAAGCTTTCTAAGGACTTAGCGGATGCTGTTTGTGGTGCTATCTTTGGTGCCATCTCTCACACACCAAAAGATCTAAACCAGACGGTAGAGATCCACACCTTCCGTGATAGGAAGAAAGAGATTCCTAAAGAAAACATTGAGAACAATGTGATCCATGCTCCACAAAAGGTAGTAGAAGAATACCTTGGTCAGTTCGACATGAAGCTGATTTGACGTAATTAAAACATTGTGGTAGAATAGATATCTAACACTCTTAAGGGTATGAGACCCACCCAAAACAACCGACAGAAAGGCTGATGCTAAATGACAACTCAGTATAGTTACCATGAATTAAACGCAATGTTGAATCTCTACGACCAGAATGGCAAGATTCAATTCGACAAAGACAAGGAGGCTGCAAGAGCTTACTTTCTTGACCATGTTAATTTAAATACTGTTTTCTTTCACAGCCTGGAAGAGAAGCTAAACTATCTTGTTGAGCACGACTACTACGAAAAGGAGATCCTGGACCAATATGACTTTGAGTTTATCAAGGAGTCTTTCAAGCAAGCCTATGCCCACAAGTTCCGCTTCCCAACATTCGTTGGAGCATACAAGTTCTACACAGGCTACGCCCTAAAGACATTCGATGGTGAGCGATACCTAGAACGCTTTGAGGACCGTGTTGTAATGAACGCCCTCATGCTTGCTCGTGGAGACAAGAAGATGGTTACCAGCCTTATTGAGGAAATCATCACAGGTCGCTTCCAGCCAGCAACACCTACGTTCCTAAACGCAGGTAAGAAGCAGCGTGGAGAATACGTATCGTGTTTCCTACTTCGTATTGAAGACAACATGGAATCAATCTCTCGTGCTATCAACTCGTCCCTACAGCTATCTAAGCGTGGTGGTGGTGTAGCACTTAACCTAACCAACATCCGTGAACTTGGTGCTCCTATCAAGAAGATTGAGAACCAGTCGTCTGGTATCATCCCTGTAATGAAGATGCTAGAGGATGCTTTCTCTTACGCAAACCAGCTAGGTGCTCGCCAGGGTGCTGGGGCAGTGTATCTAAACGCACACCACCCAGACATCATGAGGTTCCTTGACACCAAGAGAGAGAACGCAGATGAGAAGATGCGTATTAAGACTCTATCTATCGGTGTGGTAATTCCTAACATCACTCTTGAGCTTGCTAAGAATGGTGACGATATGTACTTGTTCTCACCTTATGACATTGAGCGTGTCTATGGAAAGCCTATGAGCGATATCTCGGTAACAGAAATGTATCAGGAACTCGTAGACAATCCAGAGATTAAGAAGAGCAAGATCAAGGCTAGAACTTTGTTTGAGCGTATTGCTGAACTTCAGTTTGAGTCAGGGTATCCATACATCATGTATGAAGACACTGTTAATGATGCTAACCCAATCGATGGTCGTATCAACATGTCCAACCTGTGTTCAGAAATCCTACAGGTAAACACACCTACCACATACAACGCTGACCTAAGCTACAACCAGGTTGGTAAGGATATCTCCTGTAACCTTGGTTCGCTAAACGTAGCAAACATGATGGCTTCTCCAAACTTCGGAGACTCTGTAGAGGCTGCTATCCGTGCCTTGACTGCTGTATCGGATATCAGCAACATAGAATCCGTTACCTCAATTGCTGACGGTAATGACAAGAGCCACGCTATTGGTCTAGGTCAGATGAACCTACACGGTTACTTTGGCAAGGAAGAGATTATGTATGGTGACGAAGAGTCTATTGACTTCACCAACATGTATTTCTACACTGTTCTATATCATGCCCTAAAGTCATCCAACAAGATTGCTATAGAGCGTGGAGAGGTGTTCGATGGCTTTGAGAAGTCCAAGTATGCTGACGGAACATTCTTCTCCAAGTATCTTGCACAGGAGTGGAAGCCAAAGACTAAAAAGGTTGAGAAGCTTTTTGCCGATGCTGGCGTTAAGATTCCTACACAGGACGACTGGAAGAACTTGGCACAGAATGTAATGAGTTTTGGTATTTACAACCAGAACCTTCAGGCTGTTCCACCAACTGGTTCGATTAGTTACATCAACAACTCTACCAGTTCGATTCACCCAATTGCATCACAGGTTGAGATTCGCAAGGAGGGTAAGATGGGTCGTGTTTACTATCCAGCACCTTACCTAACTAATGAGAACCGCCAGTATTTCAAGGATGCTTATGAGATTGGTCCAGAGGCTATCATCGATGTTTATGCTGCTGCAACTCAGCACGTAGACCAGGGACTATCTCTGACACTATTCTTTAAGGATACCGCAACCACTCGTGATGTAAACAAGGCACAGATCTACGCATGGAAAAAGGGTATCAAGACCATCTACTACATCCGTATTCGTCAACTAGCCTTAGAGGGAACAGACGTTGAGGAGTGTGTCTCATGTATGCTATAACAAGACCAGTTAACTGGAACAAACTAGAAGACCAAGTAGACTTGGACGTATGGAATAGACTCACAGCCAACTTCTGGCTACCTGAGAAAGTTCCTCTAGCCAATGACGTGCCATCCTGGTCCACGCTAAAGGAGAATGAAAAGCTTATCACCATGCGTGTCTTCACAGGTCTTACAATGCTGGACACAATCCAGGGTACAGTGGGAGCAGTAAGTCTAATCCCTGATGCTCGCACACAACATGAAGAAGCAGTATTAACAAACATCTCCTTCATGGAATCAGTTCACGCTAAGTCATACTCAAGCGTATTCTCAACACTATGCTCAAGCGTAGACATTGAGGAAGCCTTTAGGTGGAGTGAGGAGAACCCTTACCTACAGAAGAAAGCAGAGATTGTTCTTAAGTATTACAATGGTGATGACCCACTAAAGCGTAAGATCGCTTCTACATTGCTAGAGTCGTTCTTGTTCTACAGTGGATTCTATCTGCCAATGTATTGGTCAAGCCGTGCAAAGCTTACCAACACTGCTGATCTGATTAGACTTATCATTCGTGACGAGGCTGTTCATGGTTACTACATTGGATACAAGTTCCAGCAAGCACTAAACAACGAGTTCTCTCACCGCAAGGAAGAGATGCAGACCTACGTTTATGAACTGCTAATGGAACTATATGACAATGAGATTAAATACACAGCAGACCTGTATGACGAAATCGGTCTAACAGAGGACGTAAAGAAGTTCTTGCACTACAATGCAAACAAGGCTCTGATGAACCTGGGCTTTGATGCGTTGTTCCCTAAAGACCAGTGTGATGTTAATCCTGCTATCCTCTCAGCACTGTCTCCAAACTCAGATGAGAACCACGACTTCTTCTCTGGCTCTGGATCCAGCTATGTGATTGGTAAGCATGAAGCCACACAGGACGACGACTGGGACTTCTAATAGGATTGGGCTACTTCGGTAGCCCTTTTCTTTTGCCTAAAATCTGGTATAATAGTTTTGTTAGACATTTCTAACAAGGAGAACTTAATATTAAAACCCCAATCAAGATATTATTAGTTATTTTTCTAGCCTTCCTTCCGATACTATTCTCGTTTCCTGCACTGGCTCAAGATAGGTCAGAGTATGAACAAGTAGTGTCTGAAGCCAAGGCTAAACTTTCTGCTGCCCAGGAAGCCCTCACAGCCGCACAGGAGTCCTACAACGCATACCTGAGCGAAAAGACAGCCATAGATTCCGAGGTAGAGCAAGCACTATCGATCCTAAACAGTAACAAGACTAACAAGCAGGTAAAACAACAGGCAGTATTTAATGCACAAGAAGCCCTAGACGAGGCAAGATACCAATACGAAACAGCCCTAATACCTGATCCACTCTGGATACATCCAACATATCAGAAAGAGAATACCAGGCAAGTTCCTTATACGGAGATGGTCCCAAGAGTAATAACAACAGAGAGAACCATTACAAGGACTACAGGTGGAGTTACAGCACAGGTATACAATAGACAGGGCTACAACCAAGCTCCACCAATGCCATATGCAGGAGAGAGCCCAATCTCTACTCAAACAGTTAGTCACATTGACTTTAGCTGGGGTGGAGACAGGGTGCTAGACACTCTTTACGAAGATGTTTTGATTAAGTTCGCTGGCACATTGGTTGTTCCAGAAACAAACTACTACCACTTCTACACTCCTGCAGATGATGGAACAAGGCTATATCTAAATAACCAACTAATCATTAACGATTGGGTAGACAAGGGCGGTGGTGGATCAACCTCACAAGCCCAATACCTGACAGCAGGAACAGCCTACCCATTCATACTTTACTATTATGAGAATGGTGGAGGTGCTGCAGTATCTTTTCAATACTATACATACTCTGCACCATACTACCAGGTAGTCCCAGCGTCATGGATGGGCAATAATACTATTACAGAAACAGTTTACGAACAGACGACGGTATATGATGAAGTAACACGATACAGAACTGAGACCTATTACACAGAAGAGCTGGTCCCAGGAGCCACAGCACCACTAGTAAGTGATCCAAGCCTTGCAACAGTAGTAGGCAACAAGGAGGACAGACTGGGGGAAGCAGAGGCAGACCTTGCTGAAGCGGTGGCACAAGAGCAGGATTCGCAGGTAATCTACAACGAATCCGTAGATAGGCAATCAGAAAAGGCAGGTATAATAGTTATAGCGTCTAACGACGTAGTGACTAAACAGGAGAACGTATATATTGCTCAACAGGAATTGGAAGCCATTCCACCTTTTAGAGAGCCAACACCTACGCCTGAAGAGACCACGAAACCTACTAAAGAGCCAGAAATACCTGTCTCCCCAGAAATACCAGAACCAATCACGCCAACCCCAACAGAAAAACCAGAACTACCAATCGTAGAAGATCCTCAATCACTAACCCCAACACAGGTGGAGGAGCTTAGGGCGGTAGCAAACGAAATTCTGGAAAACTCACAACCAGGCTCAGAAGAATATGAAGAAGCACTAGACGCTTTATTCGTAGCAGCCCAAGCAGACGATATTGTCTTGGATCCAGCGTTAGCAGCAATACCAGGAGCAGTAGCAATTGCCGATGCCCTAAACTTTGTTGGTAACGTTGGGTCTGACATGTCCCCAAAGGTTCGTGAACAGTCTGAAAAGATTGTGGTTACAGCCGTAGTCGCAGTAGGAGCAGCAGTTCAAGCAGCAACAGGGGCAGCAGTATCAGCAGCCTCAGCAACAAGGAAGGTGAATTAAGTGAAGAAATTTTTAAATGACATTGTAGGTCAAGTATGGACACTACTAGGCATGTTTGTTGCCTGGGTCGTGCTTGAGGGTTCAGCCAAAGAGCTAGTTGGCTGGCTGATTTGGGCTAGCCTAGGAATCTGGGTAGTAACCTATCCACTACGAAAGGATGACGAGTAATGTTTAGTTATATTAAGTATTACCTAGAGCCATCCAGGAAAAACATATCAGACTTGTCTTTGGTGTCTTGGAGACAATACGTTAGCAAAAACCCAAAGCAGAGTGATGCAAGAACCTGTTCTATATATCGCTCTTCATATGCTAACGCATTCAGACATTCATATGCAAAAAATAAAATGAAGGAAGGAGGAATATAATATGTATGCAAAAATCGCAAAGAGAATTCTTGCTCTGTTTCTAGTATCTGCCCTAGCCACCATTGGTGCTGGTGCTGTTATTGGAATTGATGTTGTCCAGACTGCTATCCTAGCAGGTGTAATGGGTATCGCAAATGTAATTGAGGATCTTGCTCGTGGCTACCTAAATGATGGTGAGCTATCTGAGGAGGAAATCAACCAGGCATTTGTTGACAATATTCCTGCAGAGAAGTAAAAATATAGTTGACAAGCCCTCTCTGGTCCTGTATACTTAGTATATAAATCTAGAGAGGGTTTTTCTTATGACTATAGAACACAAAGATTTCTCACAAGAAGAAATAACAGAAGCTGCAGAGTGGCTTCAAAAAGGTATTGATGCTGGATGGATT